TAATAGATGAAACAGTTACTGCTGTTCTTGTGCCAGTGTTTATGGCAGGTACATCTAGGAATGTATCACTAGTTGTAAAATCAGCAGAGTTAGTTCCTTTTATAATATACAGGTTTGTACTACTATAGTCACGAACAAAACCGTAAGCACCTGCAGTCTGACCAGTGACAGTATATGTCACTCCATTGTAGGCAAATGTGTCAACGCTGTTTGACCATGACCCAACAACATTGTATACGAATATAGAGTCATAACTATATGAACTTGATGTAGCGATAAGTCTGTCTGTTCCCCCGTAATTTGAGTTAGCAGCAGTTCCAGTTGTTCCTTCATAATAGTACAGAGTTGCGGGTAAACTTGAGTTAGCAGTAAGATCATACTGAATGTATGCACCACTAGAACCTGCAGTTCCGTTAGTGGTCTTACCTGTGGTATATTCAGTACCATCATCAGAGTTACCTGCAGTTCCGTCAGGACCCCACTCACCATTCACAGTTTCAGAGAGTTTAAATACCAAACTACTCATACTTGAATCTGCTACGTTGAAACGATATGTCCTATCTCCTAGAACTGTTAATGAAACTCCTAGATAAAGATTTTCCGTTCCACCAGATGTTGTAAATGTAAATTCATTTGCAGCAGTACCAACACCACCAGATGATATGGTAGCAGTTGCACCACCAGATGCAGTTATAGAATCACCTGCAGCAAACTCAGATCCAGAACCATTTAAGGTAGAAGGTCCAATATGTAAAGTCGAACCACCAGATCCAGATGCCACAGCAAATATGGTTGCAACAGATGTATTACCACCACTTCCTTTTGATATTGTATTACCTACAGCAAATGTACCAGAAACTGACTCCACTGCTATCTGCCTGATTGCCTTACTCTTCACTACAATTTCGGTGAAAGGTGGAATGTAAAATGATTCAAATACTGCTGTCTTTTCTCCGTCACCAGATGTTAGTAACTGATTTGCTTGTAAACCTTGATCCGCACCAACTGCTGTTCCTAAATCAAATCTATATCCTGTTACTACGTCTCCCTTATGAAGTTTATATGTACTTGCACCTACAACTAAGTGTTGATCGTAATCTTTTACAGCAACGTCGAATGTAGTTCCTGATCCGCCTTGCTCTGTTACAGACAAAACCGTACTTGCTGATGCATC